GCCAATGGCTACAGGTTACATTCGTAACTCTGGCGCTGATCTTCCACCTGCCGAAGTACAGGGATTACTAGCCGCATGGAAAGCAGCGCGTCAAAATAGATCGACCGCTTATTTAACTTCTACCCTGCAATACGAGGCAGTTGGATTTAGCCCTAAAGACATGATGTACAACGAAGCGATTCAGAATCTTGCAACCGAGATAAGCCGTCTATGCGGAGTGCCTAGCTACTACCTTTCAGCCGATCAAAACACATCGATGACATACTCGAACATTCTCGATGAGCGTAAGCAACTCGTAGCCTTAGCGTTCCAGCCGTACATTTCTGCAATCGAAACACGCCTAAGCATGGACGATATATCTACGGCTGGGCACTATGTAAAATTCGATCTCGATGCTTCCTTCCTGCGTGTAGAGCCTATGGAAAGACTTCTCGTACTCGAGAAGATGTTATCCCTAGGACTTATTAGCACAGAGCAAGCGATGGAGATGGAAGATTTAACACCTAACGGAAGTGATGACTAATGCAGACCCTATACATTGAAGCATCCAGTATCGAATGCAGCGAAGATCGCCGCGAGATTTCTGGCAAGATCGTTCCACTTGGTACAGGCGAGATCGGTCAGACTAATCTTGGCGCTTATACCTTCGAGTCTGGCTCTATCGAGATCGAAGATGTCACAGCTATTAAATTATTTAGCCAGCATGACATGAAGAAGCCAATCGGGCGCATGACAGCTAGCGAAACAAAAGAAGACGGCATCTATGCGACCTTTAAGTTATCGCGCTCAAGTGCCGGTACTGACGCTCTCGTCATGGCCAGCGAAGGCCTCGTATCTGGCCTATCAATCGGTGCAGAGATCATCTCATCAAAGCCATCACGCGACGGGCACACAGTCGTAACAGCGGCTAAATTAAAAGAAGTTTCTCTAGTAACTGAGCCAGCCTTTAAGTCTGCTCAAGTATTAGAGATCGCAGCGGAAGAAGCGCCAGCCGAAGCCGTAGAAGAAACCCTACCTACAGAAAGCGAGACAGTCGTGGAAGACACAACAGTCGAAGCAACACCAGTAGAGGCTGCGGCTGTAGAAGCTGCTCGTCCTACTGTACAAGCGATGGTGTATTCAACACCTCGAATCGAAGTTACAAAGCGTAACTATCTTGAAAACACACTAAAGGCTAACCTCTTTGGTGACGATGATTCTCGTCAATGGCTTCGCGCTGCTGACAACGATCAGACAACAGGTGCAGGATTTATCCCAACACCACAAAGCACACAGCTACTTAACTTCCTTTCTAACGCAGATCGTCCGTTTATCGATTCGATCAGCCGTGGCACAATGCCGGAATTTGGAAAAACTTTTGAGTTGCCTAAGATCACTGAGGTTCCTCTTGTTGATCAAATCGACGAGAATGGCGCAGTAACAGAGTCACAACTTGAAGCCTCATACATCACAGTCACAAAGAAGTCATTCAAGGGTCGCGCAATTACTACCCTCGAACTTCTAACAAATTCGACACCTGCATTCCTTGACGAGCTTCTTGTCCAGATGGAATACGCTTATGCTAAGGATACTGAAGAATTTGTAACTACCGCTGTCCAAGGCGCAGGAACACTCAACGCAACAGCACAGGCTAACTCAGCGACTGGACTTTTATCCTACGTATCAAGCGCAGCAGCAGCAGTATATTCAGCATCACTTGGTTTTGCTCGCAACATGATCGTTACACCAGAACAATGGGCTAACATCATGAGCTACAACGATGCCGGACGTCCAATCTACATCGCTGCAAATCCACAGAATGCAGGTGGTGCACTTACACCTACATCACTTCGCGGTAACGTTGCAGGTCTTGACCTTCGCGTATCTCGCTACATGAAGGGCTCTGGAGGAGTCGGTACAGCAGATTACTCAATGGCTGTCGTAAATCCAGATGCTTACACATGGTACGAGGGCGCACGTCAGCAACTTCGCACAAATATCAACTCTGACGGAACAGTAGATATCTTGCTATTCGGTCAGGGAGCACTTGCCACTAAGTTAGCGGCTGGCGCAAACTGGTTCAACCTAACCTGATAACACCCTAAGTCGCTGGCAGGGTAGTGCCCTTCTACCCTGCCAGTCTTTAGAAAGGATAAGAGCATGGCATTGACTACAGTTGCAGAGCTTCGCACCGCCCTTGGCGTTGGCACTCTCTATACTGATGCAGTCTTGCAGCAAGTCTGCGACGCCGCAGATAACGTACTCTTGCCCTTTCTATGGAAAAATCAGCAATACATCGTTGCTCACGGCAACGTAGGCACAGTCGGCACTCTTTACTTTGATCAGGATATTCGCGAGTATTTCTACGTTGGACAATCTGTAACAATCTCAGGTGCAGGTAGTCGGTACAATGGGACTAAGACAATTACAGAAGTCGATACTCGTTCATTTAACGTAACTACGGCTCACACTAGCGACAATCCACGCCACACAGTTGAGCCTTATGGCATCGCCGCTGTCGAGACATATACCGATTATGCAACAATACCGGCAATTCAAGAAGCATCGTTGATGATTTCAATTGACATTTGGCAGAGCCGTCAAGCTCCATCAAGCGGCGGCGTTACCATCGATGGATATCAGCCAAGCCCGTACCGCATGGGTAACACTTTACTTGCTCGCGTCCGCGGCTTACTTGCTCCATATCTTGATCCGAGATCGATGGTGGGCTAATGGCCGCCATATCAACACTCAGATCAGGTATCGCAGCAGCGCTAGTCGATAATACTAAGTACTCAGTCTTTGCATTCCCACCTTCAACGCCTATTGCTAACAGCGTTATCGTTGCACCTAGCGATCCTTACATCACTCCATCTAACGGCTGGCGAAACACTATCGCGCCTATGGCTCACTTTACTATTTCCGTCATGGTGCCACTTCTAGATAATGAAGGCAACCTTAACGGAATTGAGGACAATATCGTGCGAGTCTTTAATAAACTCGCAGCATCCTCATACACCTACAACGTCACAGAAGTATCGGCGCCAGCCGTACTAAGTGCCGTGTCCGGTGACTTGCTTACCTGTAATATCAACGTGTCAATCTTGACAGAATGGACTTAACCATGACCGACTTAGCACAATGGGAAAAAGAGAACGAAGCCTTCCTGATTAAAATCGGTCAGGTTGCTTCTAAGCCAGAAACAAAATCAACTAAGAAAGATGAGGAATAAGCCGTGTCAGTATATCTAAGCAACGGAGTAGTTCTAACTGTCAACGCGGTTGATCTCTCTACTCTAGTTACAAGCGTTACCCTTAACCGATCATTCGATGAGCTTGAAGTAACAGCGATGGGCGATAACGGACATAAGTTCGTCAAAGGCCTAGAAGCGTCTTCAATCACAATCGACTTCCTCAATGATGAAGCAACATCTAAGACACTTCAAACATTGAACTCACTAGTCGGAACCAACACAACAGTCACACTTAAGCAGACTTCTGCAATCACATCTGCTACCAACCCACTTTACACGATGACATGCTTGGTCAATAACATCACACCTATTAACGGTGCTGTTGGCGATCTATCGACTCAGAGTGTAACCTGGAACGTATCAGGTACAGTAGTAGTTACAACCTCGTAATTTAACTAAACAAAGGGGCACAGCATGGCAAAACTAATAGTCACGATGGCAGACAATAGCGTTACCGAGATCGAGATCACTCCTCGATTAGAGTACGCGTTCGAGCTATATGCTAAAAAGGGATTTCACAAAGCGTTCCGCGATGATGAAAAGCAATCAGATGTCTATTGGCTAGCATGGGAAGGCCTTCGGTTAAGTGGAACCATAGTCAAGCCATTCGGCGCAGACTTTCTCGAAACTCTGAAAAGTGTCGAGGTTGCAGAGTCTGACCCTTTGGCCTAGGCAGGGATAGCATCCACTACCTCATCGCTCGCTTGAGCATTGAGACGGCTATCCCTCCACAATCTTTAATCGATTTAGATCCATCGATGTTGCAGATGATTCTGACAGCATTGAAAGACAGAGCGGAGGAGCAGAAGAATGCCTACAGAGCTAAAAGGCGCTAGCGAACTCCGCAAAGCAATGAAGAAGTTCTCTCCTGATCTGGATAAAGAGACTCGTGATGAGATGGTTGGATTTCTCAAGCCATTGGTTAAAAAGGCTCGTGGCTTTATGCCGTCCAATGGTGACATGCCTTCGGGCTTTGTTGGCAACAGCGAGGGCGGTGGCTTCCCTAAGTATGACGCAGGCGCAGCTCGTCGAGGCGTAGGATATAAACTCACACCGACAAAGCCTAATCGTCAAGGCTGGGTGCAGACAGTATCGATCCACAATAAGACCGCTGGCGGTGCTATCTATGAGACCGCAGGCCGTAAGTCTGGAATGGGTGGAAGGTTCACTCCACGCCTCCCTGGTCAATTAGCAGGATCGGGCAAGATGGCCGGTCGCTCAATGTTTAAGGCTTATAAAGAAGATGAAGGCAGAGCCAAGGTCGGAGTTATTAAGGCGCTTGAAAAGGCTGCCGCTAAGTTCAATGGAAGAGTAAGTTAATGGCTGAGTTACGCATCCCGATTATCGGTGAGTTCAAGGGCAAGAAAGCCTTCGACGATGCCGAAAGATCAACAGGTAAACTAGACGATAGCGTCAAAAAACTAGGCAAGGCACTCCTAGCGGCGTTCAGCGTCCAGAAGATTACTCAGTTCAGCAAGGCAGCCGTTAAGGCATTTATGGAAGATGAAGCCGCTGCGAGCCGTCTAGCGCAGTCGGTAAAGAATCTAGGACTAGCCTTCGAGACTCCAGCAATCGAAGCCTTTATCGAGCAGTTATCTCGCGCTTCAGGTATTACAGACGATCAGCTTCGTCCAGCCATGCAGCGCCTATTGCAGACCACAGGCTCACTTGCTAAGTCTACGGAGTTAATGAATCTTGCCCTCGAAGTCAGTAGAGGCTCTGGCGTAGATTACGAAACAGTAGTTAACGATTTATCAATGGCCTACGTCGGGCAGACTAGAGGTCTCCGTAAGTACTCACTAGGACTTACTCAGGCAGAACTTAAGACGGCGACATTCGCCGAAGTTCAGGAAAAACTAAACAAAACCTTTACAGGTGCTAACGCGGCATACCTTGATACTTATGCAGGCAAGTTAACCCTGATCCAGACCGCAGCAGGAGAAGCGCAAGAAACTATCGGTAAAGGCCTCGTA